CGGTAACGGTGCGTTGCAACGATGCTTTCCTGGATCTGTACCTCGCGCGTCGACCAGATCCTGGCGAGCAATCCGAGCGACGAACGAAGGTCAGCGCGAACAAACGCGGCCTCCTCGTCCGTCAATTCGAACAGCGCCTGGATCAACGCGACGTTGCCGTCCAGCACCTCGTCAAAGGTTTCGATCTGTAGCCCTGCGGCCGTTACGTCGAGCGTCACGGAGTCACCTCAAGATCTAGGGGCAGGAGCTCGTTGCGGATCTTCAGCACCATCGAAAGGCGCAGCGTCCGATCATCGAGCGTGAACTCGGGCGTGCCGACAACCTCCTGCACGCCGGGCGTGGTGCGGGCTTCCTGCACGAGCAAGAACGTCACGGCACCGACAGGCTCGTCGCCGAAGATTCCGTCGAGGTACGGCAGGCCAACGGAGCGGTCGAAGCCGGACTCAGCAAGCCAAGTCATCAGGCGATACGTGACGCGCTGGCCGACGTCAGCAAGAATCTGCTGCGCCGTCGGCTGCTGCCCAAGCGGGCGCGTGAGCACAAGATCACCGTCGGCGAAAACCAGGTCCCACTGGTCGCCCTGTTTGCTGATCGCTAGATCCACTATTCGATCTGAACCTTCGTCGAAACGTCGCTTGAGATCTGACCCTGCAGCACCGTGGCCGCAGTCGAGATTGCGTTGATCGCCGTCGCGTTGGCGGTCGGGTCGCCGCCGACCACGGCCGCGAGCGCAGTAAGGAAACCGTTCAGGTGGCCAAGGAACGCGGTGCCGAGCAGGGCGAAGTCCGTCGCCGTGCGGCCGAGCTTCACTAGGGTCCCGTCGATCACGTGAGCGGTCTGGTCCGTCGGTGTCGCGATCGGCGTGGGGCTTAGGCCGGGCTCAAAGAATGCGTCGGCCAGGCTATGCGCCCGGCCGTTGACGGGGTCGACGGGCGAGCCCGCGGCCAGCCACTTCGACAAGCAGCGATCGGAGAACAGCACGTGCCCGAGATCGCCAGCGTTCAGCGGTAGGGTCTGATACCCGGCCGCCGTCCGAGGCCACCGCACGGGAATGCCAACGAGCTTGATCGGGGCGTCGGGCACCTCCGTGCCGTCTCGCAGCTCGCGGACTGGCAGCAGCTCTAGCGTGACGTCGGCCGTTTGCGTGGCGGGGGTGTAGGACACCACCCGCGCCGGCGAGCACACGCGCAGCTCGAGCTCGATGCTGCGGCGCAGGAGCATCAGCAGGTCGTACAGCTCGGCCTCGGGCCCGGGCGCGTCGAGCTTGTCTCGGCGGTCCGTCATACGCTGTCCAACCTCCGCAAGGCGGCTGCGACCGACCACGGGCCGCTATGGGTATCGCCAGCGTGCTGGGTTGCCTCGACGCGGTAGAACGAACCCGAAAGCTTTTGGACGCTCTGCCCATTGCTCAGCGTCACGCGCTCGCGGAGCTGGACTTGCTCGCCCGGGATGATGTTCGGATCCATGAACGCGTTGATCCATGTCAGGCCTTCGCCGTCCTCGGCGGGCTCGGACAACATGCGGGTCGAGTCCAGAACCACGGCCTTGCCGGACGTCGGTGCAAACCTGCTCGCAAAAAACAACTGGCTATCGCGGATCCACCAGCGCGCCTGCAGGATGCGAGCGGCCTCGTTGATCAGATCCGTTGCCTTGCCGATCGGCACCGAGGAGAACAACGACCGCGCTTCGATATGGGCGTTCACCACCGCGTCGACGCTGGTGTGTTTCGTGATCGCGTCGCCGAACAGCCTGAAGGCCCGCAGGGCGAGATCAATCATTTCACCCGGCGTGCGGCCAGCGGAACTGATCGAGTTCAGGGGGACGTCCGAGAACAGGTCGCCCGCGTCGTCGGCGACGATGTCGGTTGCTATATCGGCGCCGCGCCGGATCGCAGACTTCAGACTGCGGATATCTCCGCTAAACAGATCCATGATCACACCGTCGTAGCCGGCCGCAATCGCGATCTTCTTTTGCCCGAGGTCAGAGAACCCGCGAAGGATCTTGGAACGGTTCGCGGCGGACAGGTTGTAGATCACCACCTGGGCCGAGTCCGGCGTCACGCCCAGCGTCCGCGAGACGCGGAACGTGATCCGTAGGCCGTCGTTGCCGTCGTTGCGGATGAATTGGTCAGCGCCGAGCCGCACCGTAACGGCCGGCTTGTAGTAGCGAGCAAACGGAGTCATTCGAGGTAATAGAGCGCCGCGTCAGTGTCGACCGTGAGCAACGTCGGTGGCACGCCGTCGAAGCTGTACGCAAACAGTGTCCCCGCCGGAACGCGGGGGTCGTACTGCCATTGCTCGAGGAAGTTCACGCCCGGCACGATCCGCATGGGGCCAGCAATCGGGGCATTGTCGAGGGCGACGAGCGAGAGATACCAGCGATCGTCCCAAGCAGCGTAGCGCGTGCGTAGGCCGATCCGAACGCCGCCGAGCGTACGAAACTGCAGTGCCGCCCGATCGTCGGGGGTGTGGCGTAGACGGATCTTGATCACCGGGGAATCTCAGAAGGGCGTAGGGATTCGGTCGTCCGTCAAACCGGGGGGCGGCTCCACGGTCTCGTTAGCCTGGCCGCCCGCGTCGATCTCGGTCTGCGCTCCCGCGGCCTCGACGTCGAACACACCGGCGGTGAGTAGCGGGCTAACGATGCGCGCCTCCTCGAACGTCAAAGCGAGCTCGACCTTGTGCCGCCCGTCATGCGTCGCGGAGATCGAAGTAATCCAGACATTCGGATAGTTGTCGTTCGGGCAGACGAGAAACACGGGCTCGCGTCGATCTGCGATCTCGTACAAGCGATCGAGCTCCTTCAAGTCGCGGCGCACCGCGGCCCCGAACGAGCCGAGCGCCACCGCGGCCGGGCTAAAGGGGCTGCCGATCGGATTCGCGGAGAACGTGCCCTGAACCGAAACCATCCGCGGGTTGCGAATCAGGTTGTCAGCGACGGCCCGCTCGACCGGGTTCCGCGTCGCGGTATAGGATCGCGTCTCGGCGACTTGCTTTGTCAGGTCGAGCCGAGCCCGGCCGTCTTGCGGCACGGTGCCCACGATCGCGTCTTTCAGCAGGAACGCTTGGAGCTTGCCTTGCGTGAGCGGGTCACGAGCAAAGATCGCGGCCGTCCGTGGGCGCACGAGCGTGGCGAGGTTCAAGGCCATCAGCGAATCCAGTTGATCTTGACGAGCTTCGTAGTCTTTTTGATCGCGTCGCCGAAGTGCTGGCGGATGGCCAAGGCGGACGCGTCGCCGACTTCGCGGGGGTCGCCGGCGCCGGAGATGTTCTGCTCAACGTCGAACTTGAAAGTGTTGTTGATTGTGCTGATCAGCGTCTGCGGTTGCGCACCCTGCTGGAGCTGCGACAAGCGAACCTCGGGGACGTTTTCGAAGTCGCCGAGCAGCTCGGCCAGCAGCGGGTCGGGGTTTTTGAAGTCGACGCCCGCGAGCGAGCCGAGACGGCTAATCCCCGCCTCCTTTGCTACGCGCTCGGCCGCACCACCCGCAAGCGAAGTGCCGGCGGCCTCGAGCGCAGCCTGGACGGCTCGATCGCCAACGCCAGCGCGAGTTGCCTTGCGCCTGATCTCCTCGCCGAACAGCTCGTCCGCGCGAGCGACAAAGCGGGCATTCGGATCGCCTCGGCCGGTCTCGGTCTCGTTGCTGTCCGGTTGGACGGGGCCCTCGTCCTCGAACATGGCCCATTCTTCCGCGTTGCGGCGCAGCGCAGAGTTTAGACGATGCTGGGCTTTTTCAATGTCTCTAACACTGCTAGCCCCCGTGCGCACGCCGGCCCGCGCTGCCGCGACGTCGCGCTTGCGCATTTCGATCTCGGCCCCCAGCTCCGGATTCGCCGGGGTCATTTCTTCGCCGGATGCCTCGACAAAATGTGCCTGGCGGTACATCGACGTTTGAATCATCGCCCGCTTGGCCTCGCCGGCCCGCTGCACGAAGCTATCCGCCTCCTGCGAGGCCGTGGCCCAGGCACCGGCGAGCAAACCGATCGCGGTGATGGCCAGACCGATCGGGCCGAGCGTCGTCGACACCGTCGTCCCGAAGGCCGCGACCGCAATACGGGCGCCGGCGATCGCAGCGGTCAGACCCGTCGGGCCGATAGCCGACGCGAACTTTGATGCCCATTCGACGAGCTTGCCGAACCACTCGGCAAACTTGGCAAGCATCGGCAGCATGCGCTCGACCGCGTCGGCTATGCGACGCACGAACGTCTCGACCTTCGTCTGCAGCAGGACGCGGTTCTGCGCGACCCATTCTTTGGTGCGGATCACATACTTGCGCACCGTCGGCATCAGTTTTTGCCCGATGCCGACTGCAACCGCACTGATCGACGCCCGCATGTCTCCGAGCTGATCCTGAAATTCCTCCGAGCTCGCCAGCGCGTCCTCGTCGAGGATCAAACCCAGGCGCTCGGCCTCGGCCGTCATCTGTGAGATCCCCCGGCTGCCAGACTGCAGGAGCGACGCGAGCTTGGGCCCGCCCTCCTCGCCGAGCAAGATCATCTGCTCGGCCGTGCGTGTCCCTTTGTCGGAGATCTGATTCAGGGCGTCG